CTAGGGTGTGGACACATTGTGGACACTCCGACCACCATTAGCACCCTTCAACGGGTTAAGCGAAATCGCGTCCTGCAGGTACTGAGGAGCGAAGTGCGCATAGACCATTGTCTGCGCAATTTTCGTATGACCTAAGATCCTCTGCAGTGTGATGATGTTGCCCCCGTTAATCATAAAGTGCGTCGCGAAAGAGTGTCGTAGCGCATGTGTTGCTTGTCCGGCCGGTAAGTCGGGCTTAACCTCTTTGAGGGTTCGCCTGAAGTCAGCATAACTGGCCTCAGGAAACAGAAAACCTCGTGTTTTGCCGACTACGTAAGCCGCAACGTCATCAGAGATCGGGACCGTGCGCGGTGTGTTGGTTTTCGTCCTAACGAAAGACACCCGGTTATGAATCACATTCTCCGCCTTCAATCGCGCAGCTTCTCCCCATCTTGCTCCGGTACTCAAACACAAAACCGCAATTTTACGATTATCACCTGAGAGCGCAGCCAGTAAGGCGTCAATTTCCTCAAGAGTGAGATAGCCCGTTTCGGCTGTCTGCTCTTTCAGTTTTTTGAATCCCCTGAATGGATGCTCACCGTTATACAGTTCTGATTCAATCAGGGTTGTGAACATCCCACCTAGCGTGATCAGGTCGCGGTTGATGGTAGTTGGCTTAATACCTTCACCCCGACGTTGAGCACAATATTGCGTTATCAGGCTCTTGGTGATCTGGAAAGCGCACGGGTTTCCGGTCATCGTTTCGAAACGCTCAATTTTCCTGAGATACGATTGACCGTGCTCCTCATGTTTACCTTTCAGCTTCCACCATAACTCTTTCAGTTCCGACAATTGGCGTTTGTCCGTTGGTTTTGAAAGCCATTCCTTTGAGTGATGGTTATATTGAGTATGCTTTTCAAAAGCCATCGCCTCGCTTTTCTTGTCGAACTTCCGACGGATGCGTTTTCCGTTACGCCCGGTCGGTCTAATGTCCACTTCATATCGACCATCATCGAGCTTTTTAACAGACATAAAGCCTCCCGATGATGTTACTGCGTACTTCAATTTCCTGATTTAAATAGCAAAAACTCACTGTGCATTTACTGCACAAATAAGCGCCATAAATAGTTAGCCAGTTTTCTGGTCTGAGTGGGATGACGTTGTTGTCTGCTGCCCAAAGTGCGCGAGAGCCGGTGCAATCTGCCCAGCTTCGGGTGTTATTTGATCAGTCATAAACCACATGGTGTATTTCGTGAAGCGTGGGTGCTGGAGGATTTTCATGATTTGTTCGATTCCCGGCTTTTTGTCGCCGGCTTCATAACTACAAAAAGAACCGTAAACGATTCCAGTTAACTCGCTGAATTGTCTCCTATTTAACCTTTCTGACTCTCTTATCAGCTTGATTTTTTCATGGATCTGTATTGACATAAAATCACCTATAGTTGAACATTATCACCTATCGTAGATTTATATAACCGATGGGTGAATCACCTTTTAGAGCAACTAAACCCTATTTAGAGCAATTAATCACACTAAAGGAGAATCGTAACAGATGAGTAACCAGCTTGTAAGCAGAACAGATGCGGTTCCATATCAGGAATTTGCCCGTCTTATTGGAAAAACTCCCGCAGCGGTTAAAGGGATGATTGAGAAGGGCAAGTTGCCTGTTGTTGAGATGACCGATCCGCAGTCAACGAGTGGGCGCGCAGGGGAATATTGGGTTTATCTGCCTGCCTGGAACAAGGGTATGAAGATGGCATATGACAGCCGCCCGAAGGAAATTCGTGATGGTTGGCTGATGTGGCTCGGATTAGGGGAGCCAGTATGAATAGTGAACCTCGCTGTATTGCACAGTTGCTTCGAAGAGAAAGCCCTAATCCTATCAACTTCACCATCACTCACGGTCGCGGCCGCAAGGGCATAATCATCCGAACCCGTAAGCCGGGCGTTATCGAGAAGGTTCGCCGTCTGGTCAAAAAGAGAGGACTGTGGTTATGACGGTAATGACACTGGACGTGATCCAGAAACAGCCAATAGCGCTTCGCGGTCTGGTCTGCAAGTATCTGGCTCAGCCTCGCTGGCAGGACACTTGCGATTTTTACAATCAGATGATGGAGCGGGAGCGTCTTACGGTTTGTTTCCACGCTCAATTAAAACAGCGTCACTCTGTCATGCGCTTAGAGGAAATGACCGAAGCCGATCGTGAGCGTCTTGTTTGCGCGCTTGATGAATTGAGAAATGCATTCGCCCGGCACCGCCAACTTGGCGTGTCAAAAGCAACTTTCATCAGCCGCCTGACCGTTAGCCAAAGGCGATCACTGTTTCTTCATGCGGGACTGACAGAGCAGGAATTTATGATGCCGCACTGGCGTTTGAATGAAGAGGGCTGTTATTGGCGCGACAAACTTTTCCGCGCTCTGCGAGAGCTGTTCAGCCTTTTTGAGTACGCACCAACCATTTTAACCTCGGTAAAACCTGAGCAGTATTTACATTAATTAATCTGGATTCGACTAATTACGCGCCTTACAGCGTGGGGACTCCTTTTGTCCGGAGATAGGCAAATGCAAAAACAAAATACAGCGCAGCGGGGGATGTGTTCGGCACATCTGGCGCAGGCAGTAAGCGAGGCTCAGCTCGACACGGCGACCCGTTTCTCTTCTCAGTTTGACGGACTTATCGCGTACATCAGTAAGTCAGAACTTAATCGCACCGAGATTATCGAGTTATTAGGCCAGGAGTCGGAAAAGCTACACAACTCAATTTTCGGTAGAGCTGGCTAACCACTTTTAACAGGAAGCAAAAATGAGCATACGCATCGAGATTAATAACCAATACGTCATCACCAGTGATCGCTACCAATTCATTTTGCAGGAAAAAAAGACCGCTACATCCGGGAAGAATGAAGGTAAGGAATGGCTGGACGTTGTGGGTTACTACCCAACTATCCACAAGCTTATCTCAGGGCTGGTATTGCATGATCTTTTGACCAGCGATCTTACCGGCTTCTCAGTTCTGGAAGCTCGGATTGAACGCTTGGGGAAGCAATGTCTGGACGCTTTTAAATAATATGTCCAACGAACCTCGGGGGCGTGTTGCCCCCTCGCCACCACCACCATTTTTGAAGGGCACCAGTGATTCATTCGTTGGTGCTTATCCCTGGAATAACGTCACCAAAGAGGCTATTGGCCGCGACAGACCCCTTACACGTGCCGAACTCCGTCAGGTGCAAGGTGTTTTAAACCGAATTGACCGTCTGCCGTTTTTCCTGCAAACGCTGTTTACATCGCGTTATAACTTCATCCGTCGTAAAAAGAGCCCTTTAGGTGGGCTGTATTTCCTTAAAAACACGTTTGAGCGCAAGCTGCTGCCGCGTCTTGAGCGTGTTAATGAGCTGTGCGGGATGAATGAATCCGCCTCGATTGGGTTTCTGTCCGAGCGCGACCAGTATGCGCGCTTACCAGATATGAATGACAAAGAGCTCAGGAAGTTTGCGGCCAGAATTGCCTCTCAGCTCTGGAGCAAATACGAGGAGTTAAGCGACGCATGGGCGGAGGCTCACGGCGGGAAAGAGACACTTTTCACCGATGAAGCTCAGTCGCACCTATACGGGCAAGTGGCCGGTATTGCTCGCACATTTAACATCAACCCGATGTACTGGAAAAAATACCGTAAGGGTCAGATGACGATCCGCATGGCATTTTCCGCTATTTCCCGACTGATTAAGGATGAGTGGTGGGTTAACCAGCTCAAGGCGCAGCGTATGCGCTGGTGCGAGGCGCTGCTCATCGCTGCCGGTGAGGTCAATAAAGACCGCTCACCTTACGCCAGCAAAAGGGCGATCCGCGATGTTCACGCGCGCCGCCTGGCTAATCTTGAATACCTCAAATCATGCGAGCTGGAAAACAAAGTCACCGGCGAACGTATCGACCTCATCAGTAAGGTCATGGGGAGTATCTCAAACCCTGAAATACGTCGTATGGAGCTGATGAATACCATCGCCGGGATTGAACGTTACGCGGCCAGCGTTGGTGATGTGGGAATGTTTATCACGCTGACCACGCCGTCGAAGTATCACCCGACTCGTCAGGTCGGCAAAGGTGAAAGCAAAACGGTACAGCTCAATCACGGCTGGAACGAAACCGCATTCACGCCCAAAGACGGCCAGCGCTATCTTTGCCGAATCTGGAGCCTCATGCGCACTGCGTTCAAAGATAACGATTTAGAAGTTTACGGGATGCGTGTTGTCGAGCCGCACCACGACGGCACGCCACACTGGCACATGATGCTTTTTTGCAAACCCGGTCAACGTAAAGCCATTAACGAAATTATGCGTCGTTATGCCCTTAAAGAGGACGGGCACGAAAAGGGCGCGGCAAAACAGCGCTTTGAGTCCCGTCATCTTAATCAGGGCGGTGCGGCGGGTTACATCGCTAAATACATTGCCAAAAATATCGACGGCTACGCGCTCGATGGCCAGCTCGACCACGACACCGGCAAGCCGCTGAAAGACATGGCCGCAGCCGTTACCGCATGGGCGTCTACATGGCGCATCCCTCAGTTTAAACCGATTGGCCTTCCGACAATGGGCGCTTACCGCGAACTGCGCAAGCTGCCGCGCGGCGTGAGTATCGCCAGCGAGTTTGACGACCGTGTCGAAGCTGCGCGAGCGGCTGCAGATAAGGGCGATTTTGACCTGTATATCATCGCGCAGGGCGGGGCAAATATGCCGCGTGATGCTCAGGCCGTCAGGGTCGCCCGAAAGCTGACGGATGAGGTCAACGAATACGAGGAGGATATCGAGAGAGTTATCGGGATTTATGCCCCTCACCTCGGGGCTCACCGTGTCCATGTAACCCGTACAGCCGAATGGCGCATTGTTCCAAAGGTTTTGGCCGTTGAGCCTTTGACCTTAAAAAGCGGCTCTGCCGCGCCTCGGAGTCCTGTCAATAACTGTGGAAAGCCCACCGGCGGTGGTGAGCCAGTTATGACCCCCACACCGTCTGACCAAGCCACAGCGGTGTTAAATCTGATTGAGAGCGGGGTTATCGGCTGGAATGAGCCGGACGTGGTGAAAGTGCTCAACGGCGCGCTAAAAGCTGGCACTCCTCGCAAGAATCGCCAGCAAAGAAGCAACGCACCGCTCAAAACGAGCGAGCAAGCGCCATCAGTCAGGATGACTAAGACCGAAAGAGATCGCGTCGCAAAGATTCGTTTCGATTTGGCTCATGAGGGTATTACCCCGGAACGGTGGGAGCTCGACGCGCTGGCGCGTGGGGCAACAGTGATTTATGGCGATAGAAAATTCAAATATCCGGCAAATGATGAGTGGCCGGGCAATTCAACGCAAATGGAGCGGGCTCTATGAAAGATTCTTTTATTCAGACGGATAATTACTGATACTCATTCACGTCTGATGATCGAAAAGGGGATAGTCATTAGGTGTTATATCTAGCATTGACGACAAAACAGAGCTAATTAGCCTCCTGTCAACGTTTGATGAGTATGGTGCCAGCTTAGTTGTGAAACAGTTCGATAAACTAGCTTAGTGCATAAAACGGATTGCTGATGTTGAGGTGGTTGTATCCTGAGAGAAAACTGAAGTTTATCTGATGATTCTCTGATAATTGATGGTTTTGCATATAACGATACGAGCGGGGAATGCTAATGTGCGGTTAGAAAATATGGTATAATTACAGTGTGAAACTATCCAGGGGCGTAACATATGAAAAATATCGTGAAAACAGACATTAATCCGCATCAAAACTCTTTTGTATTACATGATTTAATGTATGGTAATATTTACGCAAGCGCTTTACGGGCAGTCGTAATTCACCGTGTTGCCGATCATCTTGATGAGAAACCTCTCGTTATTGAGGCGCTTGCGCTAAATGCAGGTGTAAAAGTTGAGCCTTTGTTTAGGCTACTACGTTTCCTTTCCCTTCGCGGACTTTTCTCCTTGTCAGATACGCAGCACTGGGCATTAACTGAGCAGGGGCGGTTACTATGTGAGAATCATCCTGCCTCACAACGTAGTGCCATCTTGCTTTTTACTGACGAGATTTTCACCCATTCTGCAGCAGCACTTACCGAAACATTAAGTCAGTCCCGGCCGGGATTTGATATTCATTTCAATAATGACTTCTTTAGTTACCTTTCAGGTAATCCCGAAAAAAGCAAATTGTTTGATTCTGCTATGTCATCTCTGACGTCCGGTGTAAATCAAAAAATAGCTGAAAGTTACCCGTTTCCTGATATGGCGCATGTAGTTGATATTGCTGGCGGGAGGGGAGGGCTTTTGATAGAGGTACTTCGCCGTTCTTCAGAACTATCCGGGATCCTTTTCGATAGGCCGGAAACAGTCGTAAATACATTACTTACAGATGCAGGATTGAACAATAATTGGGAGGCGCTCGGAGGGGATATATTCAAAGAGGTACCTCAGGGTGGGGATATTTATCTTCTTAAAAATATTTTGCATGACTTTTCTGACGAGGACAGCCTTGCAATATTAAAGGTTTTGCGCCGCGCTATGGATGTTGGGAAAAAGTTGCTTGTCATCGAGGCGATTTTACCTGATGACAACAGTTTTCACCCGGCAGTAAATTTGGATGTGGTGATGTTAATGACTTTGAATGGAAAAGAGAGAACACGGAAGGAGTTTACTTCACTTCTTGAATCAAGTGGCTTTTCACTCGAAAAGATTTATCCAACTAAATCTTTGACTTCAATCCTCGAAGCAATCGCCGTGTAATCGTATTAAACGAGTCGAATAAGTGCCGGAAGATACTATTTTTAGTTTTGTTGCGCATACAATAGGTGCATGAATTTGCATTTTAATTTTATATTGAATTTTTTTTCCCGCTCTTGTGCTGGTGCGGCTCTGGGTGGCTGATGCACCTGCATTAAAAGCGACCCGTTAAGCGCGCAGGCGAGGCGGGGATAGCACTGCGCGCTGAACAGAAGATCATGATTTTTTTAGGCCGCGATCAAAATCACTAATTTACCGCTTCGCTTTGGTTAAAATTTCATCGGCATACATTGTGCCTAACTTACGGTTGGAGGCCATAAGATGGACAACTATCACATAACTAAAGACGGTGATAAGTGGAAATTACAGAAAGAAGGGAACACCAAGCCAAGTAAAATGGCTGACACTAAAGCAGAAATGATTAAACAGACTCAGGATTTTATGGCTGATAAGCAGGGGTCTGTCAAAATTCACAAGGTGGATGGTAAGTTCCAAGAGGAAAGAACGTATCCGAGGAAGGCTGACCCAAAATCTTCAAAAGGTTAGGTGAATTAAAGCCGCCTTGTCGGCGGCTTAAAATTTAGTTCTCAAGATCATAATCTTTGAAGCGGATTACCTCAATTCCGAGCCAGTCATTGATCTCTTTGAAACGCTCCTGCAGCGGCGTCAGCTCGTTACGTACAAATACCCGCGCCACCTTCTCGATATCCCCCATCGAGCCGATATTTTCAGGCTTGCCGCCCATGAGCTGGAACGGCACGCGGTGCGCGTCGAGCAGGTCGGCGGCGCTCACCTTCTTGATGTTAAAAAAATCATCCTTCGTGGAGACTTCACTCAGCGGCACGATCTTAATGCCATCCGGTTTCCCGTTCGGGGCGTAGAAAAACAGGTTTTTGAAATTCCCGAGCCCTTTCGAGTCGCGCATCGCGGAGCGCAGCGCCTCAACGTCGGTGCTGCTTTGCGCCGCGTCGGTCACGTACATGATGTAGCCTGCGTGCGCGCCGTTCTGGTAATACTTGCGACGAAACAGCGTGGCGGATTCATTCAGCCATGCGGAATTAAGCGCGCTGAGGTATTCCGGCATCCCGTAGAGCTCCTGATTGATATCGGGCTCAAGCAGGTGAAACACCGAACCGGGCGCGAACTGGTGCGGGTGGGTATAGTCCGACACGTACCAGTAAACGCCATCCTCGACACCACGGCGGGTATATTTGGCCGGAGATGTTTCCAGTTTAAAGAGCTGGCCGGTCACGCTCATGCGCTTTTCAAGATAGCCATTGGCAAACACCAGATAATCGAGCACAAGGCGGCTAAAGTCCTGACGGGACAGCAACGGGTGCGGAATAAAGGTGCTGGTCAGAATGTTGCGCTTCACGTAAATCGGGGAGCTGTGGTGTACGGCGGCGCGCAGGCTTTTTGCCAGCCCCGAGAAGTTGACCGGCGGCTCGTACCATTTGCCGTTATTGATGCACTCGACATAGTCGAGAATGTCGCGGCGATCCAGAACGGGCGACGGCTCACCAAAGGTGAACGCCTCCATTTTCTGCTGCGCGCTGGCGGTCATGCTGGTTTGTTTTGGCTGTTTGTTTTGGCGCTTTTTCATCTTAGTTAATATCCAGAATTGAGCTTGATTGCATACCGCTACCGGCGGAAAGCGGCTCGTTTAGTAGGGCGTGCATGGTCGCCCACGCGATATCCGCGTGGCTGGCTTCCTCGCTGCGGCTGGCTTCGTAGGTGGCGCTGCGGCCGCTGCTGGTCATGGTTTTGCGGATTGCCATAAATGACTGCGTGATGTCGGTCGCACCGGCGTCATATTCCAGACATCCGCGCCTGATGGTGTCTTTTGCTTTCAGCACCATTGCGGTTTTCATTTCCGGCGTGTAGCGGATGGCGCGCGCCGCCGGGAAGAATGAGCGCACGAGCTGGTAAACACCCTGGCCGATGCCGGTCGCATCGATGCCGATATAGTCAACGGTGTATTTCTCGGTCAGCGCCCGGATGGCCTCGGCCTGTGCGGCAAAGTCCATGCCTTTCCATTGATGACGCTCAAGGATGCGGAACTTGCCACCGGCAACCAGCGGCGGAGCCAGTACCGCGCACCCGGCGCTGTCCCCGGTGTGTGACGGGTCATAGCCAATCCAGACAGGACGCCAGTTAAACGGACGGTCGGCGAACGGCTCGAAGTCCTGCCATTCTTCCATCGCATCGACCATGCAGCGCTGCAGCTCCTCGAACGGGAATACAGACGCCTTATCGTCGACGAACTCGCACATAAACAGGTTACGGAAGTCATCCGCGCTGTTTTCCTGCTTAAGCTGGTCGAGGTTGAACAGAGTGCAGCCACCGGCGAGCGCGTCCTCAATGGTGACTATCTGCCGCCACTGTCCGTCCCCGCATAACATGCCCCCGGCAAGCGCCTGATGACTGATATCGATGTCGACACGCTCGTCGCGGTTGCTGCGGCCACGGTTAAACAGCTCACCTGACCAGAACGGGTAAGCGCCATGAGCCAGCGTCGACGGGGTCGAAAAATAGGTTGTGCGCAGGTGTGACTGCGACGCCATGCCCGAGGCGACTTTGCGCAGCTTCTGGAAATTGGGTATCCAGAAAATTTCGTCGACGTACAGGTCGCCGTTGTGGCTCTGCGCTGTATTGGAATTAGTCCCGAGGAAAATCAGCTCAGCGCCATTGTTGCCGATGACGATCGGGTCGCCAGACAGGTCGACGTCAACCAGACGGGCAAAGGCGATGATGTACTTACGGAACACATAAGCCTGCGTTTTACTGGCCGACAAAAATATCTGGTTTTGCCCGGTCTTAAGCGCGCGCAGAAGGGACTCGCGCGCAAAGTAGAACGTCGCGCCAATCTGTCGCGATTTCAGTATGTGGCGGATACGGTGTTCTAATCCCGCTTTATGCCAGCGGAGCTGATAGTCAAACGACTGGTCGAAGAAAATCTCCTCCAGCTTCCCGATAGCCTCCTCGCTGAAATAATTTCGTTTCGGCTTTTTGCGTTCCCCTTTGTTGCGGCTGGCGATATTGGGATTTAAATCCACCTCGTTTCCGGTCTGGCCGTAGCGGTTAATGCGCGCGAGCCGCTCCATCTGGCGCGACAAAAAATCAGCGACTTTGAAGTCATGCGCGGTCAGGTCTGGCTTTGCGTAGAGCTGAATAAGCCGCGCCTCTAACGTGGATCCAACGCGGTTAATCGGGGCGGTTTCTTCCCATCCATCACGCTGTTTCCAGCTCTGCACGGTCGGGCGCTTGAGCTGCAGCATGTCGCAGATTTGCGGCACGGCGAACCCCTGCCAGTACAACAGGCGCGCCTGTCGTCGCGGGTCATTGAGCAGTGAAAGGTCTGTTGAAATGGTCATGCTTGCCTCGTTTTTGGTGTGACGTGGCAAGGCTAAGGAAAAGGGGGGGGATTCGCGCTAAGTGCCTGTTGTATCAGATCTAACAGGAGCGCAAGCGGTGGCTGATACGGGTCAGAGTCGGGAAACTAAACCCGACCCGAAAACCCAACATCAGGACACCTGAACAATGGCAAAGAAAGTCTCTAAATGGTTTCGCATCGGCGTCGAGGGTGACACCTGCGATGGCCGTGTCATCAGCGGCGATGATATTCAGGATATGGCCGACACGTTCGACCCGCGCGTCTACGGCTGCCGTATTAACCTCGAACATATCCGGGGGCTGATGCCTGACAGTCCGTTTAAACGTTATGGCGATGTGACCGAGCTCAAGGCGGAGATTATCAGCGATGGCTCTGCGCTCGATGGCAAAAAAGCGCTGTTTGGCAAAATCCAGCCGCTCGACGAGCTGGTCAGCATGGTTAAGGCCGGGCAGAAGGTTTACACCTCAATGGAGATCCGCCCGAACTTTGCCAACAGCGGCAAATGTTATCTCGTTGGCCTGGCCGTCACCGATGACCCGGCAAGTCTCGGCACCGAATACCTCGAATTCTGCAGCCGCGCCGCGCAGAACCCGCTCGCCGGTAAAAAAGACCAGCCGGACGACGTTTTTTCTGTGGCCTCACTGGCTGAGCTGGAGTTTGAGGACGTTCCCGACACCATGTTCAACAACCTGACCGATAAGGTTAAAGCCATTTTTGGCCGTAAGCAGGCCAGCGATGACGCCCGTTTCGCCGATGTGCACGAGGCGGTGACCACCGTTACCGAGCAGGTACAAACCAATCTCAACGCCACCGACCAGCGCGTCACCGAGCTGGAGACCGAACTGGCGCAGCTTAAGCAGGACGTGACCAGCAAGGCCGAAGAAAGCGCGCAGGCGTTTAACGATCTCAAAAGCTCCCTCGATAACACCGAAAGCCAGCGCCAGCCGCGCCGCGAGCTTTCAAAAGGCGGTACGGGCGACGAGCTGCTGACCAACTGCTGATAAAACGCCGGGCGTGCTGCCCGGCCTGACCCCTTATACCCGAACAGGAAAAACCATGCGTAAAGATACCCGCTTCAAATTTAATGCCTACCTGTCCCGCGTCGCGGAGCTGAACGGCGTTTCCACCGATGACGTGGCGAAGAAATTCACCGTCGAGCCGTCGGTCACGCAAACTCTGATGACCACCCTGCAGATGTCATCCGCGTTTCTGACCAAAATCAACATCGTGCCGGTCGATGAGCTGAAAGGCGAAAAGGTCGGGGTCGGTGTTAACGGCACAATTGCGAGCACTACCGACACCACCGGTGATGATGAGCGTAAGACCGCTGACTTTACCGCGCTGGAGTCGAATAAGTACGAGTGCGCCCAGATTAACTTTGACTTCCATATCCGCTACAAACAGCTCGACCTGTGGGCACGATTCCAGGACTTCCAGACCCGTATCCGTGACGCCATCATCAAACGTCAGTCCCTCGATTTCATCATGGCCGGTTTCAACGGCATTGAGCGTGCGGCGACGTCCGACCGTAAAAAGAATCCGATGCTGCAGGACGTGGCCGTTGGTTGGCTGCAGAAGTACCGTAATGAAGCGCCAGCGCGCGTGATGTCGAAAGTCACCGACGAGGACGGCACAGTCATTTCCGACGTGATCCGCGTGGGTAAAAACGGTGACTATGCGAACCTCGACGCGCTGGTCATGGATGCCACCAGTAACCTGATTGATGAGATTTATCAGGATGACCCGGAGCTCGTCGTCATCACCGGGCGTAAGCTGATGGCGGATAAATATTTCCCTATCGTCAATCAGGAGCAGGCAAACACCGAATCGCTGGCCGCTGACATCATCATCAGCCAGAAGCGAATCGGCAACCTGCCAGCCGTGCGCGTGCCTTACTTCCCGGCTGATGGGCTGATGGTGACGCGTCTCGACAACCTCTCTATCTACTTCATGGATGACGCGCACCGTCGCGCCATCATCGAAGAACCGAAAAAAGACCGCGTAGAAAACTACGAGTCAATGAATGTTGACTATGTGGTCGAGGCTTACGCCGCCGGTTGCCTGATTGAAAATATCAAGCTCGGTGACTTTACCCCACCGGCAGCGCCGGAAAGCGGAGAGTAAGCCATGACGAGTCCCGCAGCGCGTCACATGATGCGGGTCTCGGCCTCTGAAACAGCGCAGCGGGCTGCTGTCCCGCTGCGCAATGCAACTGCCTATGAGCAGATGCTCGTTAAGCTGGCCGCAGACAACCGCACGCTGAAACAAATCCGATCCAATGAGCGCAAGGCAGACAAAAAGCGCGAGCTGCTGCCGTTCTATCTGCCGTGGGTCGCTGGCGTCCTCGAAAACGGCAAAGGCGCGCAGGATGACATCGTCATGACGGTGATGCTCTGGCGTCTTGATGCTGACGATATCGCCGGGGCGCTGGAAATTGCCCGTTATGCCATGACCTACGGCCTGACCATGCCGGTCGGTCGCCGTCCGACGCCGTGCCTGCTGGCCGAAGAAGTGGCACTGGCTGCGCAGCGCCTGCTGACGGCAAAACAGCCGGTCAATCTGGCGAACCTGCTCGACACTATTGCGCTGACTGAACGCGCGGATATGCCCGATATCGTGCGTGCGAAGCTGCACAAAATTACCGGCTACGTGCTGCGTGATGCGGAGCAACTGCCGGAGGCGCTGGCACACCTGCAGCGTGCGATCCAGTTAGAAAGCACTATCGGGGTGAAAAAGGATATTGAGCAGTTAGAGCGTCAGCTCAGGCCAAAACCCGAACCGGTACCGAAAACGAAAACGACTAAACCGCGCACGCGCAAGCCTGCCGCCAAACCAGCGGCACGGCGCGGGCGTCCACCAAAGGCGGCAAAAGCCGCAGGTTAAACGAGCGCTCCCCGAGCCGGGCGGCACGCCGGTCAATGCGGGTATCAATTGCCCTGACTGCGACCGGCGTCCACCGCCCACCCATTACCCGAGGTTGTCATGACGACGCTGATTATTGAGCCAAAAAAAGAGCCGCAGGATGTGCCGGGCGTGGTGATACCGCCACCGGGCGTGAGCGAGCCGGTAATCAAAAACACCCCGTTTTTTCCTGACGTGGATCCGAAGCGCGTGCGGGAAGAAATGCGGCTGGAGCAGACCGTTTCCCCCGTGCGCCTGCGCCGGGCGATTAAGACCGCCATTGCGGAGACTAACGCGGAGCTGAGCGACTGGCGCGAAAGTCAGCTCGATGCCGGTTACGCCACGCTGGCGGATGTCCCGACCGACGAGCTCGACGGCGAGAGCGTGCGCGTTTTCCACTATTTCAACGCCGTGTGCTCGATGACGACGGCCACGCTTTATGAACGTTTTCGCGGCGTGGATGCGACTGCCAAAGGCGACAAAAAGGCCGACAGCATCGACAGCACTATCGATGAAATGTGGCGGGATATGCGCTGGTCTGTCGCGCGCATCCAGGACAAAGCGCGCTGCATCGTGGGTCAAATCTGATGAAAGCCTATGCGCTGCAGGGTGACACTCTCGACGCGATTTGCGCCCGGTACTACGGGCGCACTGAGGGTGTGGTCGAAACCGTCTTAGAGGCAAATCCCGGCCTGTCTGAGCTCGGCGTGATTCTGCCGCACGGCACGGCAATTGAGCTGCCCGAGACCGACAGCGCGGCCAGAACCGAAACGGTGAATCTATGGGACTGAGTATGGAAAAAATCACCACGTTTATCGCCTACTGGCTGGCTGTGGGGCTGGCGTATTTCGGGGCAATGTCCCCCGAAAAGATGGCGCTTTACGTGGGCGGCGGATGCGCCATTTTTACCGCGCTGACGAACTACTGGTTTAAGCGCAAGACGTACCTCTATCTGACATCGCTCGGACTTGATAAAGGGGCTATTCGTGAAATCAATCGTTAAAAAGTGCAGTGTGGCCGCCGTGCTGGCGCTGGCAGCGCTGATGCCTGACTTTCGTCTGCTTAACACCTCGCCCGGGGGGCTGGCGCTGATTGCCGACCTCGAAGGTTGTCGCCTGACGCCTTACCAGTGCAGCGCGGGAGTGTGGACGTCGGGCATCGGCCACACTGCAGGCGTCGTGCCGAAAGGGGAAATCACCGAACGTCAGGCGGCGGCGAACCTCGTCGCGGATGTGCTGAACGTCGAGAAACGTCTGGCCGTATGCGCGCCGGTGAAAATGCCGCAGCACGTTTACGACGCGCTGGTCAGTTTCTCATTCAATGTGGGAACCGGCGCGGCCTGCCGGTCGACGCTGGTTTCGTTTATCAATCGCCAGCAGTGGCCGCAGGCGTGCGACCAGCTCGCCCGCTGGGTTTACGTGAATGGTGAAATTAACAAAGGGCTGGAAAATCGCCGCGCGCGTGAGCGTGCCTACTGCCTCAGGGGGATTGAATGAAAGTGATGTTGTTTTTACTGGCCGGGCTGATTGCGGTTGTGCTCTGGCAGCGTCATGAAAACGGCAACCTGACGCGCTCGTTTGAACGGGCAAACAGGGTCGCCACGGAACAAAAAACCGCGATCGGGATGCTGAAAAATCAGCTTTCCGTTTCGCAGGGAATAGCCAGGCGAAATGAAACCGCGCAGGTCAGTTTACGCGGCGAACTGCTGGCCGCCGGTGCGATGGCCGTGCGGCGTGAACAAACCATTACGAGGCTGATAAATGAGAATGAAACCTTACGCCGCTGGTATAGCGCTGAACTGCCTGATGTTGTGCGCAGGATGCACACCCGCGCCGCCTGCGCCTCCGCCGGTCATTGTTTACAGCGCCTGCCCGACAGTGAGCTATTGCCCGATGCCGGGAAGCGACCCGGCCACTAATGGCGACCTGAGCGCTGATATTCGCAGGCTTGAGCACGCGCTCGCCGCGTGCGCGCTGCAGGTTGAAACCGTCAAAGACTGTCAGGATAAACTCGATGAAGAAAGCACGCAGCCTGCGCGAAGCGCTGATTAAGGCCGTCCCGCAGCTTGAAACAAACCCCGAAATGATGCGCATCTTTGCTGATGAGGGGAATATCGATGCGCGGCTCGCGGCCTCGCTCTCACATGAGAAAATTTACACCCTGAATGTGATCGTGTGTGACTTTGTGGGCGACCCTGATTTGATTTTCGTGCCGGTGGCCGCATGGCTCAGGGAAAACCAGCCGGATATCTGCACGCTCGATGACGGCCGCAAAAAGGGCTACCGTTTCCAGATGGATTTGAACGACGGGGACAGTGTCGATATCAGTATCAGCCTGCAGCTCACCGAGCGCACCATTATCAGGGAGGAAAACGGCGCGCTGCACGTGAGCTATGCCCCTGAGCCGCCGCTGCCGGAGCCCGTCACCCGGCCAAAAAAGCTCTATATCAATGGCGAACTGGTGAGTAAATGGGATGAATGACTTTAAGCCCTTTGACGACCGGCTTAATGGTCTGATTGCTGCCCTGTCACCGGCTGCGCGCCGGAAGCTGGCCGGAGAGATAGCAAAGGAGCTGCGCAAGTCGCAACAGCAACGCATCAAACAGCAAAAAGCCCCGGACGGCTCACCCTATCAGGCGCGAAAACGTCAGCCGCTCAGGGCTAAGACCGGGCGGATTAAACGGGCGATGTTCCAGAAGCTACGCACAAGCCGGTACATGAAAGCCACTGGCAGTGAAAGCAGTGCAGTGGTGGAGTTTACCGGCAAAGTGCAGCGCATCGCACAAATTCATCAGTACGGGCTCAAAGACCGGCCTAATGTACATTCTAAGGACGTGCAGTACGCAGAACGCCAGTTACTTGGTATTACTGTTCTTGACCAAAAATTGATTGAAAAAATAATTCTAAAAGGAATAATCTGATACTACATTGGTAATGTGTATATTTTTATATTGTGATTGAAAATAATGGCTTTGATATTTTTAGAGAGTATCTTTTTTGCTTAGTTTTAGTCAGTGTGAAGTTTTAAAGTTCGCATGAGGGGGGTAGGTTGAATAAATTAATGTCGGCTAATTTAGAACGCATGAAAAAGGCGATAACCGAATGGGCGATAAAAGATAGTCTATTGCATGATGCAACGTTTTACTCCCAAGCGGAATGGCTTTCACGTGGAGAGGATATGCATGATGATGCTCTATTAGTTTTAACGATTGATTCTAGTGGGTTATATCACTTGCTTAATTATGGATGTGATACTGAGGAGTTTGAGGATCTTGTTGAATCGTTCGGTTTTTATTATGAAATGGGCTATGCTTGGAGTCTGGGATTTTATCCTTTAGAAGGGTATGATTATTCGAGGTTGTCAGGTAGCTATACTCAGAAGTTAAAAGATATTCGATGGAAGAATAAGTCAACTGTAGTAAGGCGCAGAGCTCAGGAACGTTGCCAAGACTGCGGTGTGAAAAGCGTTTTGGAAGCACACCATTGCTATTATACAAATATGCGTGAAGGCTTTGAACCGTGGGAATATCCGTTGAGTGCATTTAGAGCGCTATGTAGATCCTGTCATGAGAAAAGACCTGTGCCTGAAATAAGAATTAGAGCTTTTCTAGCTCAATTAACACAACAACAATTGACGGAGTTGATTGATGGTCTTGATAACGCATTTAATCGTTTTGAAACGGATTCATTCTTAGCCTTTTTACAAAAGGTTTCTTTCCATGACCATTTGCTCGATTCTGCAATCAAGCTATTGAAAAAAATACTGATATATATGACTAGTGTACTTATGCGTTTAAGACTTGTTCTCAGCCTTAAACGCATTTTATTAATTGGCTAGGAAGTCGTATAGGCAGAGTAATTGACGATACCCAGTGTTAACATTATGTGAATTTGCAAGTAAATAATTCTTTAGTTGTTCAATGTCTATATTGTCGTCAAAAATACAGCATGTGATAGTTCCTGCGACTTTCCATGCGGGTGTTTGGCTTATGATTTCGTCGATTGATTTAAAGTCAGAGCGGCAAACAGCGCGAGATCTTTCAATCTGGCTGACAATTTTATCAAGTTGTCTATCTTTGGCTGCTGGAATGTTTTCTAACTCAGGGCAAATGGAGCTAAATGCATAAAATGGGAAGTGCTCGTGGTTACCTATTGTTTGCTTATTAAGTAGGGAGATAAGTTGAGAATTGGCTTCTTCTACTATCTTGAAATAATTTTGCAGCATTTCAGATTTCGTTTGATATACATATTGGACTGTCCTTTCAGAGCCAACAGCGATAACCATTTCCTCGTTTCTTAACTCGTCAAGGTTTTCGGTGATTTTTACTTTAATCTCTCCACCACTTTTTATTGTATTCCAAACTTTTTGTACTTTTCTGATGTCCATTGCAGATACAGGTAGAACTAAGTTTGATATTGCTTCATACACAGCTTTGTAGTTATCTGTTTTTATTTTGTTGATTCTAATAATAGATAATCCTTCAATATTAATATCATGCTCGGATATTGTCGTGGAGAGATTATTTTCGTCATACTCAACCAAGAGGAAATTATCTTTTATGCGTTTGGCAAGATCAGTATTGAGATCAACATAAGAGAAAATAGTTTGCAAAAGGTATTTAATGTTTTTGTCACTTATGCTATATCCGATGAATATTATTGGGTTGTGTATGAAAATTGAGAGTAATTGAGCTCTTATTAACTCGTATTTATTGTCAAAGTTTTTGTAGTCGTCAAGGGTGATGATTATATTGTTGGGATCGCTAACACATCCATGAATTTTGTAGACTGAACCATAAGGATTGCTTAGTAAGATGTTATTGCCAATTAAAGGGATGAAGTCGAAAATGTTCTCAATGAGTTGGTCATAATTTGTTGTGATTACGGAGCCAATGTTTTTTCTTGTTTTAATAAGAGCGTTAACTTCCTCTTTCATATGCTCTTTGATTTTAAGCTCTTTTAATATTGATGTTAGATAGATTTTAAATCGGCTAAGCTTTTTACCCTGCTTCATGTTTTCATAGAAAATATCATTAATGGTCTCAAATTTACCATTGCGATCTGAAGCCAGTGTTTGATTGAAAATATCCTCAAGTTTAGTGGCTAAGATGTCATATCGATATTCATCGCCTTCTAGGCTGTCAGCTTTCAGGTCGTAGTAAAATTCGGGGTTTCCAGTTAAGTCTACCGCGGCCTTCATTAATAAATCATCCCAACTATAAGAGTTTTCTAGGTAGCGGAGACTAAAACCTGTTCCGATAAACAGGACGGGATGGTTTTTATATTGACTTACGAAATCCTTAATTTCCATGTTAACCCTCAATATGAATTACTTATAACCCAATGTAATCAAATATCAGTCAGAATTACCAATAATCTATTCAAAAATTGATAGGTATTGATTGGTGTGTCTCATAGTGAAGAGTGATTTTAACCCGAAAAAGTTAAGGTGTTGCAAGTTTTCTTTGAACTATTCAATTCAATACTCGGGATTGATGACGGTTGTCACAACGCCCACAAAACACCGTTACATTGCCGCTGGCCTCCCCCGGCGGCATCCTTTCCCCATGAATAATCTAAATTCTCTGCAGGAAATCGCACGCGCGATCCGCAACCTTATCCGCACCGGCATCGTGACCGACGTCGACCACGACGAGGGGCTTTGTCGTGTCCAGACCGGCGGCATGGAAACCACCTGGCTGAACTGGCTAACCTGCCGCGCCGGTCGTTCGCGCGTATGGTGGGCTCCGTCCGTTGGCGAGCAGGTGCTTTTGCTTGCTGTCGGCGGCGAGCTCGATACGGCGTTTGTGCTGCCCGGCATTTTCTCTGATGACAATCCTGCGCCGTCTGCATCCCCTGATGCGCTTCACGTGTCCTTTCCTGACGGGGCGGTTATCGAGTATGAACCCGAAAACGGTGCGCTCACCGTGTCTGGCATCAAAACCGCCGACGTCACCGCGTCGGACTCCATTAAGGCCACCGTGCCGGTTGTGCTGGTGAAAGCGTCGAGCCGTATCACGCTCGATACGCCGGAGGTGGTTTGCACCAACAAGCTGACGACCGGCACGCTCGAAGTGCAGAAAGGCGGCACCATGCGCGGGAACATCGAGCACACCGGCGGGACACTGAAATCAAACGGCGTGCAGGTGGATAACCACGACCACGGCGGCGTCGAACGGGGCGGAAGCTGGACGGAGGGCATCAAATGACGGTGCGTTATCTGGGAATGAACAGCCAGACCGGTCTCAGTATCTCTGAGGTTGAGCATATCCGGCAAAGCGTGCGCGACATTCTGGTCACGCCGGTTGGCTCACGCGTCATGCGCCGTGAATACGGCTCGCTCCTGTCGCAGATGATTGACCAGCCGCAGACCCCGGCGCTGCGCCTGCAGATTATGGCCGCGTGCTATTCCGCGATCCAGAAGTGGGAGCCGCGCGTAAATCTCTCGACCATCACCTTTGAACGGTCGGAGACCGACGGCGGGCTGTATGTCGATATCACCGGCACCCGCTCCACCGGCGGCCAGCCTTTTTCACTCACCATTCCACTGAGTTAAACGCTATGGCAATTGTTGACCTGAGCCAGCTCGCCGCGCCTGACGTCGTGGAAGAACTGGACTATGAAACTATCCTGAGCGAGCGAAAGGCGACGCTCGTCTCGCTTTATCCCGAGGAACAACAGGAAGCAGTCGCACGCACGCTGACGCTCGAATCAGAGCCGATTGTGAAGCTGCTGCAGGAAAACGCCTATCGGGAAGTTATCTGGCGACAGCGCGTCAATGAGGCCGCGCGTGCCGTCATGCTGGCCTACGCCACCGGCGCTGACCTCGACCAGATAGGCGGAAATTCCAGCGTTGAGCGTCTCGTCATTACCCCTGCAGACGACACGACGTTACCGCCGACGCCTGCTGTGATGGAATCGGACTCCGACTACCGTCTGCGTATACAGCAAGCCCCGGAGGGGCTGAGTACCGCAGGCTCAACCGGCGCATATGAGTTTCATGGCCGCAGCGCTGACGGACGGGTCGCTGATATCTCGGTCATCAGTCCTGAGCCTGCGTGTGTGACCGTCTCGGTTCTGTCCCGTGAGAATAACGGCGTGGCGTCTGATGAACTGCTCGCCATCGTGCGTAACGCACTTAACGGTGAGGACGTCAGGCCGGTCGCTGACCGCGTGACCGTGCAGTCGGCGAATATTGTCGACTATAAAATCACAGCATCGCTTTACCTTTACCCGGGTCCAGAAAGCGAGCCGGTGCTCAGTGCAGCTAAAGCAAAGCTGAAGGCGTATATCACCGCGCAGCACCGGCTCGGGCGTGACATCCGTAAATCTGCAATTTATGCCGCGCTCCACGTCGAGGGGGTGCAGCGCGTCGAGCTGGCCGCGCCGGTGGCTGACATTGTGCTCGATAAAACTCAGGCGTCATGGTGCAGCGAGTCTAGCGTGACTATCGGGGGCAACGATGAATGATTCCCGCCTGCTGCCGGTGGGCTCGTCACCGCTTGAGGTGGCGGCGGCGCGCGCCTGCGCTGAGATTGAGAATACCCCCGTTCCGCTACGTCGACTCTGGAGTCCTGACGACTGCCCGGCAAATCTGCTGCCGTGGCTGGCGTGGGCGTTTTCCGTTGACCGCTGGGATGAGAACTGGCCGGAGGCCACAAAGCGCGATGTGATCCGCGCGGCGTGGTTTATCCACGCGCACAAAGGAACGATTGGGGCGGTTCGCCGCGTGGTCGAGCCGCTCGGTTATCTGATTAACGTGTCCGAGTGGTGGGCAACTAACGACCCGCCCGGCACGTTTCGCCTCGATATCGGTGTGTTGGAGACCGGCATCACCGAGGAAATGTATCACGAGATGGAGCGGCTCATTGCGGATGCAAAGCCAGCCAGCCGCCATCTTATCGGCCTCAACATTATTCAGGATGTGCCGGGCTATCTCTACACCGGCGCGCTGACGTATGACGGCGACACCATCACGGTTTACCCGGATAAGTGAGAACACCATGACAGTAAAATATAAAACGGTCATCACCAAAGCCGGTGCGATTAAGCTTGCTGCAGCGACCGTCCCGAACGGGAAAAAAGTGAATTTTACGGCGATGGCCATCGGCGACGGTGGCGGCACATTGCCGGTCCCTGATGCCAGCCAGACAAAGCTCGTCAATGAAGTCTGGCGCCATACGCTGAACAAAATCAGCCAGGACAACAAGAATCAAAACTATGTGATCGCGGAGCTGCTCATTCCGCCTGAAACCGGCGGTTTCTGGATGCGCGAAATGGGGCTCTATGACGACACCGGCACGTTGATTGCCGTCGGCAACATGGCGGAAAGCTACAAGCCGGAGCTGGCGGAGGGGTCAGGCCGCGCGCAGACCGTGCGTATGGTCATCATGGTAAGCGACATCGAGTCAGTCGAGCTGACGATTGACACATCAACGGTGATGGCAACGCAGGACTATGTCGACGATAAGCTCGCAGAGCATGAGAAATCCCGCCGTCATCCTGACGCCACACTCACCGAAAAGGGTTTGACGCAACTAAGCAGTGCGACCGACAGCACGTCTGAGACGCTCGCCGCGACGCCGAAAGCGGTTAAGACGGCGTATGACCTTGCTAACGGTAAATACACGGCGCAGGACGCGACCACGGAGCAAAAGGGTATCGTTCAGCTCAGTAGCGCAACCGACAGCGTGTCTGAGAGCGTCGCAGCGACGCCGAAAGCAGTTAAGACGGCATATGACCTTGCCAAAGGTAAATATACTGCTCAGGACGCGACCACGGCGCAAAAGGGTATCGTCCAGCTCAGTAGCGCCACCGACAGCGAGTCTGAGACGCTGGCGGCCACGCCAAAGGCCGTGAAGACGGTCAACGATGAAGTTAAAACTCTTAAAGACAGCCTCGGGGAAGCAGCGCACAGAAACGTTGCTGATAATGCATCTGGAGAGTTAATCCCTGTAGGATATAAAGGTAATTTTAAATCTGAATGTAACCATGTGGCTATAGACTTTGCGACATATCCTTTCGTTGTCGGAGAGTCATTATTCGTTGATTCCCGTGGCTGTAAGAATAACCCGACTTTTTTGACGCAGGATTTTTATTATATAAATGTTGTGTGTGCCACTAGCCCAGCTCAGGGAGGGAGGGTTAACAGGCCGTTAATCCAATTCGTAAGTTATACAAATTCAACAATGATTTTTGCCATTCGGGAAGATGATGGTACAACCATAGGCTGGCGTTATTTCCGTGCAGTGCAATTTGATGCCGACAACCAGAATGTTACCTTTCCTGTTGATGTAAGAGCGCGTAACGGTGCAATTGAATTAAGTCAAAATGCAATAATCATTCGGGGCTCTGGCAATAAACACCTTTGGTTTTTCAATGCTTCAGGCGCTGAAATGGGGCTTGTTTACGCTTCTGACGATAAAGTACTCCACTTGCGGGCTGGTGAAGGACCGTCAGTTAATATTCAGTCGAACGGTAATGTTGTTGCCCCAAACTATCTGGAGGCTAAAGATGACATCCATTCTGGGCGCAATATCAGCAGTAAAGGGTTAATTGAGGCCGGGGCGGGAGTGTACGATACGCCGGGCGTGCGGGTATACTCTCCAAACTATCTCCCAACATTCCCTGTGACCAGTGTTAATGGGATGCAGGGCGCTGTTGTGATTCCAGAACCGAACTTAGACCCCTATGTCAAAAGAGACTCAATTACATATGTTGGGCTTGCAGCTAACAGTACTGCCTATCCTTATATGCGGCACGCTGATTCAGGTACGATTGTCTATCTGGCACCGAGTGATTGGGTGAGAAGTAACTTCATTCAAGGGGTGCGAAAGGGAGCTAAAGGCAGCGCCAATAGCAACCAAAACAGCGATAGATTTGCCAGAGCACCCGATGGGGCAAGTGTAGTATCAGTATTTAATGAAAGTACTTACATTGCTGTTGAGTACAGATATGACCAATATAACATTAATGGGAACTGGTATAATGTAGGGGCACTGTGATGATATTAGGGAAATTTTCTAAATATATTCCTTCTGAGGAAAGCAAACTTTCTGATTTAGAAGTGATGAAAAAACTCACCGGGAGTAGCATCATCTTTTTAAAAGATGAGAATGATGTAGATTGGTATGAAGCGCAGAAACTGTTTGCAAAAGACACACTTAAAGTTGTTTTTGATGGTGCTAATGTAATTCGCTCATTTTCAACTGACGCATCTATGTTAAATCCTGTTGATATGTCAGTCGGAGAATGTGACATTTCAGATGTTCCGGCAGGTCTTAATATTTTTGGTGAATGGATTTTTGATGACGGGAAAATAATAGCCGCGCCAGTGGATTATGTAGACGAAGCGCAACGCAAAAAACTGGATTTGATGACTCAGGCAAATAACGTCATCGCCACTATACAGGATGCGGTTGATCTAAACATGGCAACAGACGAAGAAACAGCAAATTTGCTGGCGTGGAAGAAGTACCGTGTACTTCTGAGTCGGGTCGATGTCATTACACCTGTCTGGCCGCCACTGCCTGAGATAGCGATATAAATCAGTACGCCTCATATTTTCCTGACTGACCAGAGCCCTCCCCCCCCGGAGGGCTTTTGTTTGTTGTTTTATCCCTCCACCAACGCCATTTCATCGCACCCGCAGAACACAAAACAGAAAATAGTCGCACCCCTTAACCACGGAGTTAAACAGATGGGCGACTATCATCACGGCGTCGAGGTCATCGAGATTAACGATGGCACGCGCACCATTTCCACCGTCTCGACGGCCATCATCGGCATGGTCTGCACGGCCAGTGATGCCGATGCAAAGACATTCCCCTTTAATGAGCCGGTGCTGATTACCAGTGTGCAAACGGCTATCGGTAAAGCCGGTAAAAAAGGCACGCTGTCAAAATCCCTGCAGGCCATCGCCGACCAGTGCAAGCCGGTCATTGTGGTGGTGCGCGTTCCCGAAGGTGTCGACGACCCGGCAGACCCGGAAGCGGCGCAGAAAGAAACCATTTCGAACATCATCGGCACGACCGACGAAAACGGCAAATACACCGGGCTGAAAGCGCTGTTAACGGCGAAAACCGTCACCGGCGTTAAGCCGCGCATTCTCGGCGTGCCGGGGCTGGATTCTCAGGAAGTGGCGACCGCGCTCGCGTCAACCTGCCAGAGCCTCCGCGCGTTCGGCTACGTGAGCGCGTGGGGCTGCAAGACCATTTCCGACGCCATCAAATACCGTGAGAACTTCAGCCAGCGCGAGCTGATGGTCATTCACCCTGATTTTCTCGCATGGGACACCACGGCGAACGAAACCGATATTGCATGGGCGACCGCCCGCGCGCTCGGCCTGCGCGCCAGAATCGACCAGGAAACCGGCTGGCACAAAACGCTGTCCAACGTCGGCGTGAATGGCGTCACCGGCGTCAGCGCCTCGGTCTCATGGGATTTGCAGGAGCAGGCCACCGACGCCAACCTGCTGAATCAGGCCGGGGTGACAACGCTCATCCGCAACGACGGCTTTAAGTTTTGGGGCAACCGCACCTGCTCGGACGATCCATTATTCGTGTTTGAAAACTACACCCGCACGGCGCAGGTGCTGGCCGACACGATGGCGGAGGCGCACGCGTGGGCGATGGATAAGCCCGTTTCCGCAACGCTTATCCGCGACATCGTCGCCGGTATCAATGCCAAATTCCGCGAGCTGAAAAACAACGGCTATATCGTTGACGGCTCCTGCTGGTACGACCCGGAGTCAAACACCGTGGAAACCCTGAAAGCCGGGAAGCTGTATATCGATTACGACTACACCCCCGTCCCGCCGCTGGAGAACCTGACCCTGCGCCAGCGCATCACCGATACCTATCTGGCAGACCTGTCAGACTCGGTCAACAGCTAAGGAGCTCAGAGCATGGCGTTACCACGCAAACTGAAATACCTGAACATGTTTAACGACGGTCTCAGCTACATGGGCGTCGTTGAATCCGTCACCCTGCCAAAGCTGACCCGAAAGTTAGAGAAATATCGCGGCGGCGGGATGCCGGGCTCGGTCTCTGTCGACCTCGGCCTCGACGACGACGCGCTGTCGCTTGAGTGGACGCTGGGCGGCCTGCCTGACGTTGCGCTGTGGGCGCAGTACGCGTCACCGGGTGCCGACAGCGTGCCGCTGCGCTTCACCGGCTCATTCCAGCGCGATGACACCGGCGAAATTTCTGCCGTTGAGGTGGTCATGCGTGGCCGTCACAAGGAGTACGACGGCGGCGAAAACAAACAGGGCGAAAGCGGCACGACCAAAATCGCGACCGAGTGCTCGTACTACCAGCTCACGATTGACGGCAAAGAGGTCATCGAGATTGACGTCGTCAACATGGTGATGAAAGTCGACGGTGTCGACCGTCTCGCAGAGCATCGCCGGGCGATTGGCCTGTAACTTTTTAACCGGTCAGCCAGGCTGGCCGGTCACTTACTCACATTCAAAGAGAGCAACATCATGGAAAACATCAACGAAACCGCCACCACCGAAAACGAAAATCCGAACATTGTGATCCTCGATAATCCCGTCATGCGCGGTGAGCAGAAAATCGAACAGGTGACCGTGACTAAACCCAACGCAGGAACCCTGCGCGGTGTGAGTCTGGCCTCGCTGGCAAACTCGGACGTCGATGCTCTGATTAAGGTGCTGCCGCGTATGACGTACCCGGCTCTTACCGAGCATGAGGTCATGCGTCTGGAAGCGTCAGACCTGATTTTGTTCGCCGGTAAGGTGGTCGGTTTTTTGTCGCCATCTTCGGCTCGCTGACCTTACCGGATAACCTTTCGGTCGATGACCTGATGGCGGATATCGCGGTGATATTTCACTGGCCGCCATCAGAGCTGAATTCCCTGAGCGTGACCGAGCTCATCACATGGCGCGAAAAGGCGCTGCAGCGAAGCGGACACCAACATGAGCAATAACGTCAGACTTGAGGTACTGCTGAACGCAGTAGACCGGGCAAGCCGACCGCTCAAAGCTATCCAGACTGCCAGCAAGACCCTTGCCGGCGATATCCGCACTTCTCAAAACAGCCTGCGCGATCTGAATGCGCAGGCGTCCAGAATTGACGGATTCAGGAAAGCGAGCGCACAGCTTGCCGTGACCGGCCAATCGCTTAACAAGGCGAAACAGGAAGCCGCCGCGCTGGCCGTGCAGTTTAAAAACACGCAGAACCCCACAACCGCACAGGCGCGGGCGATGGAAGCGGCGAAGAAATCGGCCGCTGACCTGCAGCTCAAATACAACAGCCTCAGGCAGTCGGTACAGCGCCAGCGCACGGAGCTCGCGCAGGCTGGCATAAACACCAGAACACTGTCGGCGGATGAGCGCCGACTGAAAACCAGCATCAGTGAAACAACTGCACAGCTCAACCGGCAGCGCGAGGCGCTGGCGCGCGTCAGTCAGCAACAGACCAGACTCAGTGCAGTAAAAAGTCGCTATGAATCCGGGCAAAAGCTCGCCGCCGGTGCGCGTAATGCCGGGATGGTGGGCGTCGGGGTGGCTACCGCCGGGCTTTATGGTGCGTCGCGCTTTATTGCGCCGGGTATCGGTTTTGATAAGCAGATGTCAGGCACGCAGGCGATCCTCGGGCTCGATAAGGGCGACGATAAGCTCGCGGCCATTCGTCAACAGGCGCGTGATATCGGTGCAACTACGGCCTTTTCACCGGGTGATGTGGCGCGCACGCAGACCACGCTCGCACGCTCGGGTTATAACGCCGATGACGTGCTGGCCGCGACCGGCTCGACCGTAAACCTGAGCCTCGCGGCCGACGTGGATATCGCAGAAGCCGCCGACATTATCACTAACATGCAGTCGGCATTTAATCTGCCGACCACCGAGATTGAGCGCGTGGCGGATGTGATGACGAAAGGCTTTACGTCATCCAACACCGGCCTCGTCGAGCTGGGCGAGGCAATGAAATATGTTGCGCCTATCGCGGAGGCTGCAGGGGCGAGCATCGAGGACACGACCGCCATGCTCGGCATTCTGGCGGATAACGGGATTAAAGGCTCGATGGCCGGGACGGGGGCTAGCGCCATTTTCAACCGCCTGCAAGCGCCAATGGGTAAGGCCGTCGAGGCTATTTCAGAATTAGGCGTGAAAACCCGCGACAGAAAAGGGAACATGCTGCCGGTCGAGAAAATCCTCAAAGATATTCATAAGTCCTTTATGAAAAACAAGCTCGGTACGGCTGAGCAGGGCGAATATCTTAAAGTGATTTTCGGTGAAGAAGCCATGAAAGGCGCGATTAAACTCGTCGCCGCTGCAGGTGATGGCTCTCTCAATAACAAGCGCCAGCAAATCCGCGACTCAAAAGGCACGACCGAGCGCATTGCGAAAATACAAACGGATAACCTCGACGGCGATCTGAAAAACCTGCAGTCAGCATGGGAAGACCTGCAGATTGAGGTTTTCGAAAAAGAAGATTCTGCACTGCGTCGCCTGACAGTTTCCGCGACAGACTGGCTCGGCAAGGTGGCCGCATGGGCGAAAGCTAACCCTGAACTGACGCAAACCCTGTTTAACCTTGTCGCCGGTGGGCTTGCGCTGATTGGGGTGCTCGGGGGCATTGGCCTTATAGCGTGGCCGGTGGTAACGGGTATCAACACGATTATCGCCGCTGCCGGTTTTCTTGGAACAAATCTGGCTGCAATGGGTACGGCCATTGTTTCTGTGCTTGGGGCTATCACCTGGCCTGTTGTGGCCGTAGTTGCGGCATTTGTGGCCGGGGCGCTCCTGATTCGTAAATACTGGGAGCCCATCAGCGCATTCTTTTCCGGCGTGGTTGAGGGGCTTAAAGCGGCCTTTGCGCCGGTGGCGGACATTTTCGCACCGCTCGCGCCGGTGTTTGATTCTTTCATGGAGAAATTGCGTGGAGTCTGGCAGTGGTTTAAAGACCTGATCGCACCGGTTAAGTCGACGCAGGAGACGCTCGACAGCTGCAAAAATGCGGGTGTGATGTTCGGTAAGGCGCTGGCCGATGCGCTGATGTTACCGCTCAAAAGCTTTAACACATTACGTACCGGCGTTAACTGGCTGCTGGAAAAGCTCGGGGTTATCAATAAAGAATCGACCGACCTCGACCAGAAGGCCGCAAAAGCCAATGCTGCCACCGGCTCGCAAAATAAATCTTATATTCCGGCAACCTCAACATATGGCGGTTATCAGTATCAGCCGGTTACGGCGCCCACTGGTAAGACTTACGTCGACCAGAGTAAGCCAGAATATAACATTCACCTGAATGGTGGCAACGTGCCGGGCAGCGACCTTGACCGCCAGCTCCGCGAGGCTGTCGATAAACTCGACCGGGAAAATCGTGCGCGCCAGCGCTCAAGTATGCGCCATGACTGAGGGGGATAAAGCATGTTAATGGTTTTAGGTTTGTTTGTGTTTGAGCGCCGCACGCTGCCCTATCAGTCTATGCAGTATTCGAAGGATTACCGCTGGGCGTCAAACGACCGTATCGGAAAGCCACCGGCTTACCAGTATCTCGGGGAAGGGGAAACCACGCGCACGCTGTCGGGCGTGCTCTATCCCGAAATTACCGGCGGACGCCTGTCACTGACCGCCATCGAGCTGATGGCAGACGAGGGGCGAGCGTGGCCGCTGATTGACGGAACGGGCATGATCCACGGCATGTATGTCATCGACAAAGTGACGCACACGCACACCGAGCTATTCAGCGACGGAGCGGCGAGAAAAATCGAGTTTAGCCTGTCCCTTAAGTGGGTCGATAAATCGCTGGCGGCCATTTATGGCGACCTGAAAACGCAGGCCGACAATCTGGTCACGTCTGCCGGTGACTGGCTGGGAGGGCTGGCAGGATGATTACAGGAATGGATATTCAGGCCGGGGCGAAGATTGCCCCGGCATTCATGCTCAAGCTCGATAACGACGATATCACGCAGGATTTTAGTGACCGCCTTATCAGCCTGACCATGACCGATAATCGCGGATTCGAGGCCGACCAGCTCGATATCGAGCTCGATGACACTGACGGACAGATAGCAATGCCGCCGCGCGGCGCAACGTTGACGCTGTGGTTAGGCTGGCAGGGCTCCGCGCTGATAAAAAAAGGGACGTTCACGGTCGACGAAATCGAGCACAGGGGCGCGCCAGATACGCTGACCATCAGGGGGCGAAGCGCCGATTTTCGCGGGACGCTGAACTCGCGCCGGGAACAGTCATGGCATGACACCACGCTCGGGCAAATTGTGGAGACGATTGCGGCACGCAATAATCTGACGGCCAGCGTGGCCGACACGCTGAAAGCCGTCGCCGTGCCTCACATTGACCAGTCGCAGGAATCCGACGCGGTGTTTCTGTCCCGCCTGGCTGAACGGAACGGGGCGTCGGTTTCGGTAAAAGCGGGGAAACTGTTATTCCTGAAAGCGGGGAGCGGTAAGACTGCCAGCGGTAAGCCCATTCCGCAGATGACGCTTGAGCGCGGCGACGGCGATCGTCATCAGTTTGCCATTGCTGACCGGGAAGCCTACACCGGCGTGACGGCAAAATGGCTGCACACCAAAGACCCCAAGCCGCAAAAGCAAAAGGTGAAGCTCAAACGTAAGCCCAAAGAGAAGCACCTCCGCGCACTGCAGCATCCAAAGGCTACCAAAGCCCCGGCAAATGCCAAAGCCAAAAAAGAGCAGGAAGCGCGCGAGGGTGAGTACATGGCCGGTGAAGCTGACAACGTGCTGGAGCTTACGACCATCTACGCGACAAAGGCGCAGGCCATGCGCGCCGCTCAGGCGAAGTGGGACAAGCTGCAGCGAGGCGTTGCTGAGTTTTCAATCTCGCTGGCGATTGGCCGGGCAGATTTATTTCCTGAAACGCCGATAGCGGTCAAAGGCTTTAAGCGCGTCATAGACGATCAGTCTTGGATAATCAGCCGGGTGGTGCATAACCTTAACGGGAACGGCTACACGACGGGCTTAGAGCTTGAGGTTAAGGTTTCGGATGTGGAGTACGAAAGTGAAGAATTAACGTAGTGATTTGTATTTAAGTATTTGTTATATAAGGATTAAGTGGGTAAAATTAGCGCATCGGAAATTAAATGAGGTGCTCGCCATGTTTCACTGTCCAAAATGCCATTTCGCCGCTCACGCCCGCACAAGTCGCTATTTTACTGACACGACCAAAGAGCGTTATCACCAGTGCACAAACATCAACTGCAGCGCGACGTTTGTGACCACTGAGACGGTCGAGCGTTTTATCGTGTCGCCGGGGGTTGTAGTACCAGCGGCACCGCACCCAACAGCATCAGGTCAGCAACAGATTCAGTGGGTTTAATAATAAAATTTTATGATGCATTCGTAGGATAATGCGGCCGCTGAAGTGTATACAGAGAACTGAACAACCTCATGGAAGTTATATGGATGTTGGGAGTTTAGCTACTCGTAGACATTAGGGGTCGTAAGGGGGTACTATTTCAAGACTTCAGGCTTGATGGTAGGGAATTATGAGCGCGGTAAACGATATCCAAGAAGCAGTAGAAGTTGCAATTAGTTCGCTGAAACAACTTAGTTCTAATGCTAAAGAAATAACGGTTGAAGAGGCCGTTTTCGAAAATGGGAATATTGAAGTAACATTGAGTTACTCTGATAGTGAAGCTTTAGAAAACCCAACTCCTTCTATGCAAATATTGTCCTTGCTAGGAGAAAGACGCAAATGGCGTATTTTTATAATTGATAAAACCTTCAAAACTTTTAAAGGGTTCAAAGCTTATACTAAAAATAGGAAGTGA